TATACCTAAAAGTTTAAAATTATATACTACAGATACAGCATATTTAAATATACAAAACACAAGAATATTTGGAGAAACTTCTAAATCAATTGCAACTGTTGAAAATTCTGTTCTTGCTGGAAATAAAACTGAAGTTTTTATTTCCAATATTGAACGTTTATTTAATTCTGGAGAAATGGTACGAATCGTTGATTCTAATAATCAAGATATATACTTTTTAAATTCCCAAATAGTCCAAAAAGATCAAAACGGAAATTACCCAGTTGGAGCTTATAATCTACGAACAAAACTTGTAGGGCAAGTAAGTCAAATAAATATTGATCCACAAAATAGAGGTTTATATTATAATCCAGGCGATCCAGTTGTGGTATATGGAGGTTTAAATCAATCTATTTCTAATCCAATTGGAGCAACAGCCCATGTTGGAACAACTACATCTGGTTCTGTAAAACAAATAATTCCCACAACTGGCGGATTTGGATACACATCAAACACGTTAATTTCGATCTCTAATGCTCCTGGAGCTATTGCAATAGTTGGATCATTAACTGCTCAACTACCTCCTGTTCCTGTAATATCAAATCCTGGAAGTGGGTATAATGTCGGCGATATTGTTATAAAGGGAAATACTCAGTCTCATTTTGCATTTGCTGACGTTTCGCAAGTTGATGAAAATGGTTCTGTAACAAGTATTATATACAGAAATGGTTTAAATGCAAATGTTATATTGGGGATAACTGCAAATGTTTTATCTTCGAATATTTTTGCGACAAATGCTGCAATCACAATATCTACTGTTCCTGGAAACGGTGCTGCAAATGCAACATATATTGTTGCTGATACTATTGATTTAAAACTTCAAGAACCTCATCTTGGGCATTCTAGTGGAATTCAACTTGGAAGTAGCGCAAGTCCAATTCCATATTATTTTTCAAAATTGCCTTCTGCTAATATAAATTCTAAATTATCTGACGCATTTACTTTTGAATCTTTTTCAACATTTGCAATTTCTTCAATTTTTGTTGAAAATGGTGGTGGTGGAATTGCATCATTACCATCAATAGCTGCTGAATCCATCTATCCAACAGATGTTTATGATCCCTCTGATCCAACAAATGCACTAGGGAATAATATTACTGGGAATCTGGCAAACTTAGGAATATTATCTCCAATCCAAATTGTTAATCCAGGGACTGGTTATCAAATTAATGATAGAATTATTTTTTCTGGAGGCTCTGGATATGGCGCGAATGCAATAGTATCTCAGGTATCTCCATCTGGCGGGATTACACAAATAGACTTTAAATATCCAAACGCTGGAAACATAGAATATCCTCTTGGTGGGATGGGATATAAACAATCTTCATTACCTGTTGTTGTTGTAAATTCCAGCAATGTCTTAGCGAGTAATGCTGCATTATTAGTTCCTGGAATTCTTGGTTCTGGTGCTACATTTTCTGTATCTACAGATAGGATTGGTTCTGTTACAACAATAGATTTAGTAACATATGGCGAAGATTATATATCACAACCAAACGTTTCTTTATATATTCAAGATGTTGTTGTATCAAACACTTCAACTTCAGATATAATACAATCTGGTGACATTGTCTATCAAGGAATTTCTGCAAATAACCCAAGTTATGTAGCTACTGTTGATTCTGTTTCAGAATTAACATATAATGCAATACAAGAATCATCCTTATATAATTTAAGAGTATTTAATTATAGTTCTAAAATAAATCCAGCATTACCATTAGTTGTGCGAAATAAACCAATAAATTTAAAATTGGCTAATACTGCATTCCCATTAAATACATTTTACCCTGGAAGCCCAGAATATGATGTTAATGGAATAAAGACGTATGGAGATGGAAATGCAAAAGCTACTTCAAAATTTTTAAATGGGTTGGCGATTGGGGCTGGACAATATTTGACTTCACAAGGTCAATTAAGCAGTTTTAGTGTATTACAAAACGAAAATTATAATAATTTTACCTATCAAATTACTGTAGAGGCTGAAATATCAAAATATAGGGAAATGTTATTAAAATTGTTGCATCCATCTGGAATGAAGATTATAGGCAGATATTCAATAAAATCTGATGTAATGAATGAAATAACTGCATCAGACACATTAGTTTTCGGCCACACATTACAATATTATTCAAGTTCTCTTCTGACAACTGCAACCATGGTTGCAGATTTTATTAATAAGAGTAATAATATTATATCATTTTCAAATTTGTTTGGTTCTGGAATTATTGGAATTTTCGCAAATTCAATAGTTGAAATTACCTCATCTGCTGGAGATTCAATTAAATCTGATGTTGTGTCTATAGATACAACGAAAAATACAATAACACTAAAAACTAATACTTGGTTAACATTTTCTAATGTTGCTTATGTTTCAGCAAACGTTGGGAGTAATACTATTTCAGTATTATCATTAACTGGTTCTTATGATATTATAAATAGTGGGAACTATACTAACTCATCATACCCATTAATGGATATTGTTAGAGCTGGTGATAAAATTTTAATTCCAAATAATACGGTAAAAATTGTTTCTGGTGTAGATTATATTAATAATAATATAATATTGACTTCAAATTTAACAAATGCTGCAAACAATTCGTTATTATCGGTAAATAGAACTTTTGTTGCAACAAGCCCGTATATTAAAATATATGGTTCTACTGGAACACCAGTTTTTCTTGAAATAACAGATCAATCTGGAAACTCGATAACAACACAAGATGGTTTAATAATTACAGCTTAACAATTACATTAGGTTAAAAAATGGCAACGATTAAAATTTCAGATTTACCTTCAAGTGGGTTAAATTCAAGTTCAAATACTTCAAACATATATTTTGTGATTGTTGATGCTTCTACGAATACAACATACAAAGCAACAGAAACGCAATTATCTCAAAGCATTTTTAATAGTAATATATTAAATGTTGGTCAAGCTCCGATAATTTTTCCGAATATAAGTGCGCAAATTTCTGGGAATTCTTCCCCATATTTGCAAATTAATCATCAGAATTTAATGCCAAATTCTTCAGTGGATTTTATTGGGACTGCTGACGTTGGAACAAATCTCTACAATTATATTGATCTTGGTATAAATGGTTCTACATTTTCTGACGCCACATATTCTTCAATGAATGCGTTAGATGGATATTTGTATGTTCAAGGGTCATCTTTATCCCCATATTCTGGGAATTTAGTAATTGGAACTGCTTCGGCTAACGCAAATATAGTTTTTATTGCTGGCGGAACAACATCAAGCAATGTTGTGGGAAGAATGAGTTCAAATAAAATGGATATTTTAGTTCCATCTTCAATTTCAGCAAATTCTAATACTGTTGCATTTACAATAAATCAATTAGGAAATGGAGCTTCGTTCATTATTAATGACGAGACAGTACCTGACGCAACCCCATTCTATATTGATTCAAATGGAAATGTTGGTATTGCGACGACAAATACAGCAAATAATAAATTAACTGTTGTTGGTGATAGTTATTTTACTGGTAATTTTAATGTTTCTGGAAACTTAGCTATTAAAAATACAGTGGCATATACTCCAAGAATTTTATTTGGCGCACAAACAGCAATTACTATAAATTTCTCTACAGACTCCCTCGTTAGAGCAACAATGGCTGCGAATCTTACAATGTCATTTGCCAATTATTCTCCTGGAAGAGTTGTTGAAGTTTGGATAACAAACACTTCTGGCGCGAGTCAAAATTTAATTCATGGCCTTGTTGCAGTAAACTCAACAGCAAATAACTATTTGTTTTCTATCCCTGGAAACTCAACAATAGTTTCTAAATTTATTTCGTTTGCTTCTGATATTGGTAATACGTTTAATTCAATAACACACATATAAAATTATGGCAAATAATCAAACATTACTTACAAATGCTTCAAAATTTTCAGCAGTGAAAAATATGTATTATTCACCTGTAGCATTGGTGCAAAATGCATTATATTCACAAATGTTTTGTTTTCTTTCACATGTTGATCCTTGGCCAGACGCAAATAACCCACCAGTCCCACTACAAGATCAACGATCACTAAAACAAATTATGAAAGGTATATTTGTTGCTAAACCGATTGGCACAAATCAAATGTCTCCTGTTATTAGAAGAATTAATTGGACAAGTGGATCTATTTACGATTATTATCAAGATAATGTTGACATGTTTGAAACAAACATGGTTAATGATATGATGACAGGTACATATACCTATACATTCTATATCAATAACAAATATGATCAAGTATTTAAATGTTTATGGAACAATAATGGTGGAGCTTCAATTGTAGAACCATATTTTGAACCAGGATCATATAACACAAATAATATATTTAAAGGTTCTGATGGATATAAATGGAAATATATCTACACAATAGATTATGCCTCAAAAGTTGAATTTATGGATACTAATTGGATTCCAGTACCAATTAAAGAATATTCATCTAATCCACTGAAAAATCCTTCTGTTGGTTATGGAAATATTGATGTTATAAATGTTACTAATGGCGGTTCTGGATATTCAAACTCTGCAATTACTGTAACTATTTCAGGGGACAATACTACACAAGCAACTGGGTATGCTACTACTGATAATGGGACAATTTCAGATATTATTGTAACTAATAGCGGAGCAAATTATATAACAGCAAATGTAACAATATCATCTTCTTCTGGATATGGAGCAACAGCAATTGCCCCAGTATCTCCAATAGGAGGTCATGGACAGGACGCATTATCAGAACTTGGGTGTTGTAATATTATGATCACAACAACATTTTCTGGAATTGAACAAGATACTTCTGGAACGCAAATGATTCCAACAGATATAACATATTATCAATTGGGAATTTTGTCAAATCCAACATCAGTCAGTACCTCCCCAGATATTGCAAACCCGATTATATATAAAACAACAACAGATCTAATTGTTGCTGGTGGTTTTGGTGTTTTTGTTTCAGATGAAATAATATATCAAGGTTCTAGTCTTGCAGCAGCAACTTTTACTGGTACAGTTTTATCTTTTGATCCTGCTTCAAATATTTTGAAGGTACTAAATACTAGCGGAATACTGAATATTAACGCTCCAGTTTTTGGAAATTTTTCAAATACAGTAAGAACTCTATTGGCGTATAATTTGCCTGATTTAGTTACTCTTTCTGGTGATATTGTATATATTGATAATAGGACTGGAATACAAAGAAGTTATGATGGTATTGAACAATTTAAAATAGTATTGGGTTACTAAAAGGAAAAATAAATGGCTTTAAATTTTAATACTCAACCATATATGGATGATTTTGATCCAAGTAAAAATTTTCATAGAATATTGTTCAAACCAGGAGTAGCGGTTCAGGCAAGGGAATTAACCCAAGCACAAACAATATTACAAAATCAAATATCAAATTTTGCTTCTAGTATTTTTTCGCAAAATACTCCAGTTTCTGGTGGAAATGTTACTACAAATTTAACTACTAATTATATTAAGTTAAATCAGACATATAACAATTCTCCAATAAAGGCTTCAGTTTTTTTAAATAAGTTAATAACCGATTCAACTGGAACAATTTTAGCGAGAGTAATTGCAACAGAAGAAGCAACGTTTCCAGGAACTATTTCTGGCGATCCACCAACATTAATTGTTACATATATATCAGGGACAAAATTTTCTGATAATATGGGAATTTTTACAACAGATAATACAAATTTTGCTGCTTCTTCAATTGGTATTACTGGTGGCACAACATGTACTGGGTTAAGTTCTGTTGCTTCGATATCTCCAGGAGTTTTTTATGTTGTAAATGGATATAATATGTCTTCCATCGCTAATAGTGATGGATCATTTAATAAATATTCTATTGGAAATTTTGTTTCTGTATTAGAACAAACTGTCATTTTAAGCAAATATAGCAATTCTCCATCTGTTAGAGTTGGTCTAGAAATAAATGAAACAATTATTGATTATGTTAATGATTCTTCATTATTAGATCCAGCTGTTGGTGCATCAAATTTCCAAGCTCCAGGGGCTGATAGATATTCGTTATCTCTAAGTTTAACTACTTATCCTTTAGATTTAGGAAATGATGACCTTTTTATCGAATTAGTTAGAATTGATGCAGGAAATATCCTAAAGCAAGTTGATGGTACTGTATATTCTACTATTGATGATTATTTCGCAAAAAGAGATTTTGAAACAAATGGTGATTACATTGTTACCCCATTTACGTTTACTCCATCAAAAAACTCTCTTGGAGACTCAACAAAGTACGATTTAAGTATAAGTAAGGGGATTGCTTATGTTCATGGTTATCGTATCGAGAACCAATCAAATTTAGTCCTAACATCAGATAGAGCAAGAAATTATAATGCTGTAAATGTTAATGATGTATATATTGATTATGGAAGTTATTTTTTCGTTGATTCTTTAAGTGGTTTTTTTGATACAACAACCCAACCATCTATAGATTTACATTGCGTTCCATCTGCAAATATTAATTCTACGAGTGTATCTACATATAATTCAACATTAGTTGGTGCTGGAAATATTAGAGGATTAAGCTACGTTTCAGATAATGGAAATTCAAGCACTTCTACATACATATATAAAGCATATGTTACTGATATAACAACAAAAAATTTAATTGGCTCAGTTACGAGCGCAACATCAACTTCAATCGTAATCAATGATCCATCAAATATATTTTCAGTGACATCTAATGCATATATTAATATGCCAATAACTATAACAAGCGGAACTGCAGCTGGAGATATAAGAAACATAACATCATACATTGTTACTGGTGGTGTAAAAACAATATCTGTAAATGCTCCATTTACTGTAAACCCATCATCAACTTCTACCTTTACATTGTCCATGTCTAGCACTGATGTTGAATCAATTGTCCAAACAGTAGGTTCTGGGTCTTATGCATTAACTGCTAACGTGAACATTAATATCGCTTCAGGAAAAAGTGGTTCTGTAATTTCTGGAGATGCTGTTTTAGAAAATCCACAAACTCCAGAATTAATATTTCCAATAGGGAATCCTTATGTTTCAAGTATTTCAAATTCTTCATATACATCGACAAAAAACTGGAGAAACAAGGTATTTTCTTCTGGTGGAATATTAACACTTAATATAACTTCTGGACCATTAACATTTATAGGTTCTGGAGTATTATCTGACAGCACAATTAAACAAAATTATTTTATTGTTGATTCTACAACCAATCAACTTTTAGATATTTCTAATTCTGATGGAACTACTATTACTGTAACACCATCCAAAACACAAATAACATTTTCAAATCCATCTTTTGCAAATAAACATGTAAATATTTCAACAATAGTAAATGTCACAAGCGCTGATAGTTCTGCTGGTGGAATATTAAAAGCAAAAAATTTGATTGTTGGTAGTAATACAACAATCAGTACATCTGGACCAGATAGTGGTGGTGCTTTAAATGGAACAACTTTTGTTGATTTAACGTATGGACAAGTTTATATTCTAAACACTGGGTTATCGAGTAGTAATATCTCTTTATATGTTTCTGATGTTAAAAAAATAACAAGAATTATTGATACAAAATCTCCAACCACTTTTCCATCATTTGGGATGCTCACATCTTCTGCATATGATGTAACTAATTTATATTCGCTTAATAATGGCCAAAAAGACTCACATTATGATCATGCAAGTATATCTTTAATTCCAGGTGCTAATTCCCCAAAAGGAAATTTATTAATCATATTTGATAGATATTCTCACTCAAGTGGTGATGGTTATTTTAGTGTTCTATCTTATTTGTCAACAACATATGGCGGTATTTCCACATCTCCAGAACAATATCAAAATATTCCAACATATCTATCTCAAAGCGGAAATTCTTATAGATTATCTGATTGTTTAGATTTTAGACCAGTCAGAGCTTCTGCAAAAAGTACATTTGCTTACGAATATAATACTCCTTTGTCTTCTGATGGTGGAATATTAATACCAAATGCAACAACTCAATTCCAAAGCGCATATTCATATTATCTTCCAAGAAAAGATATATTAATTTTAAGTAAAGACAAAAGTTTTAATATTATTGAAGGTACTGCTGCAACAAATCCAATTTTCCCACCAACACCAAATGGGGCTTTGCTTCTTGCTAAGTTATCTTTAGATGCATACACTGCGTATGTTCCAGGAGAAAACCCATCAGGAACAATTCCAAACCTTTCTGTTGATCCAGTACCACATAATCGTTGGGCTAAATCGGATATTACAGATCTTCAAACAAGAGTAAATAATCTTGAATATTATACTTCATTAAGCATTTTAGAACAAAACGCACAATCATTACAAGTTTCAGATGCTAATGGATTAAATAGGTTTAAAAATGGTATTTTGGTTGATGACTTTTCTTCTTATTCTACAGCAGATACAACAAATCAAGACTTTGCTGCAAATATAAACATAAGAACAAAACAATTATCTCCAATTACAGTAGTAGACAATTTTCAATTAAATAATCCTATTGTATTAAATAGTTTGGGAACATTAACTGCTACAAATACATTTGCTGTGTCAAGTCTTGGTGGAACCAGAACAAATTTATTTACATTACCATATACAACTTCTAACATAATAACTCAACCATTAGCGACAAGTACAATCAGTTTAAATCCTTTTGCTGTTACAATTTATCAAGGTATTGCTTCGTTATTTCCTCCTATGGATAATTGGGTTGATACTACACAATCTCCTGCACTATTATCAAATTCTCCTGGATTGCAAATTAGTCAACAAACAAATGGAGTTAATGTTATAAATGCTGGTGATTTTGCTATAATCCCAGGAACTATATCTTCTTCGTCTTCTTCTACCTCTACTGGTGGAATAATAAATCATGGTGCATTTAATGGTCCATTTGGATCTCAAGTCGGGTATTCTGCAACAACTACAACGACTTATACAAGCAGTTTACTTCTACAAAATATCTCAACATCTATAAATTCTTCTCCAGCATTAAATGTTAATAATGGATATTTAAGTAATATTGCTATCTTACCATATATAAGACCTCAACAAATAGGATTTAAAGTTAAAGGTCTTTTGGTAAATACACCAGTATCAACATGGTTTGATGGGGTTAATATTGATAAATACATTTCTTCTCCAAATACAATAGAATTAACTGGAGTAACTGGAACTTTTAATGAAGGAGATGTTGTTGGTTTTTACATCTTAAACGTATTTAATCCAACAGCAAGGGTTGAAGGAACATATGTTTATCCAGGAACATCTAATGTTAGGTTGTATGTAACAAATTTAATCGGTGCTCCTACATATACAACAACAAATGTAATTCAAAATGCAAATTTTGACGCCAATGGTAATTACTCAGGAACTACTGCCAGTGGAAGTGTAAATTCTGGTGTTACTCCTTTATTAACTTCTGGACAAGTAACTTCGGTTGGTGGTTCTTATACACTTTCTGGTGGAGGAACTACATATATGATTTATGCTGTACAAGACCCAAATGAATGGTGTTCTTTTATGAATCAATATGCAGTATGGCAGGATTTAAATTCTTCTGTTTCAACTTGGAATTCTCCACTATTCTATCAAACATTATCTGCTGGTTTATATACATACACATTAGCTGTTGATAATACTGCAACAATATATTTGGATGGTTCCGCAATTACAACATATTCTGGATTTACAACTCCAGTTACTGGGATAATGACAGTCGCAACAACTGGCAGCCATTCAATTTCTTGGAGCGCAACAAATACTGGCGGTCCAGCAGGGTTTGCACTCTCTATTAAAGACTCTTCTGGAAACGAAGTATTTAATTCTAGAACACCACCAAACGCAAGTTATAATAATGTAGCACAGGAACTGGTAATGCCACAGGGTGGTGCTTGGTTCTCTGGCGCCACAGCAATTGCATTAGATCAAAATTGTTCAAGTATTCCAAACTTTTATGTTGGAGCAACAATAAATATTACATCTACATATGTGTATTCTTACACACTACAAACTGCAACATATGTTCCACCACCTCCTCCTCCAAGCGGTGGTGGTGGTGGCGGTGGTGGCGGTGGTTCTATAATTTGTACAAAATTATTTGAACTTGGATTACTTGACTGGAGTATTTATGAAGCTGATGAGGCTTTTGGTAAAATGATCAAAGAAAATAATCCAGAAATTTATGAAGGATATATTCGTTGGGCATCTATTGTTGTTGATTGGATGAACGGTTCAGGTCCAGATATTATGTTCTGGATCAAAGATGATGTTCAAAGAAAAAATAAACAAAAAGAAATGGTAACAAAATGGACACAAAGAATTGCAACTCCATGGGCTGAGCATATGGCATACAAAATGGGTGTTCTTGAAATGGATAATAAAGTTGGAAAATTTATTATGTCTGTTGGATTCCCAATTTGTAAAATTGCAAATGTATTAATAAATAAGAATAAGAAACCAAACATAATAATTGGCTATAGTATGTGGGCTTTATTTTCGGTTTTGTATTCAATTAGTACAATTTTCAAAAAAGAAACTAAACAATCGGTGGAAGTAAATGTCATATAATTATAATACATCTCAGACACAAATTCTTTCAAGTATATTTACTGATACTGCAAAGATTATTTCTTATGATGCTACAAATAAAATTGCATATTTAGATACTCCTGTCCATGTTTCTTTAGGGTATAATGCTGCAATGGGCACAATTACTTCTCATTATAATTTAATTGGTAGTATAACAAATGTTGCCCAAGCTATTTCTTCAGGAACATCTCTTCCAGCATTATCAACAGATGAGAATGGAAATTTTGTTGGGATATTTAATGTCCCTTCATCAAAATTCCAAACTGGCACAAAAGTTTTTAGGGTTGATAATAGGACAGTAACTACTGATCCAACAACTTCAACTTGTTATGCAGAAGCGTCTTTTACTGCTTCAGGTTTATCGGCTCAATCAAATCAAGCAAACTTTTCTCCTTCTGTTGATTCAAGTTCAATGAAGTTTACTTCAGTTGCACAAGCTTCACAAACCTTAGTGAATACACTAACAACATATACACCATATGATCCTATAGCTCAATCATTCATAATTGATTCAACAAATTATCCTAATGGTGTGTATTTAAAATCAATAAAAGTGTTTTTCTGTACAAAACCTTCTTCTAATATCCCAGTAACTCTGTCTATTGTTCCAACAGTAAATGGAACACCAAATGGAAGCGCATTAGATTATTCTACCGTAACTTTATCTACAGCACAAGTAAATAATCCAACACCTAATCCACATTATCTTGATCCAACAACTTATACAGAGTTTATGTTTCATGCTCCTGTATATATTCAGTCTGGTGTTTTATACGCTTTTGTATTAAAAGCTAACTCTCCAGATTATACTGTATATTTGGCTCAACAAAATTCTACTGCAATTCCATCAACAGCTAAACCTTTACCAACAAGTGCAAATCCAACTACTCCAACAAAAGTTGGAGCTGCGCCATATGTTGGGGCTTTATTTGAATCTCAAAATTCAATTACATGGTCTGCTGATCAAACAAAAGATTTAATGTTTATAATTGATCAATGCGTTTTTGATACATCTAAAACACCACAAATTAATTTTAATGTTGTACAAGGTCTTCCATTTAGAAAATTAGGAAAAGATGACATTCAACATAAATTAGATGCAAATAATGTTTCTAATTTAATAGGCAATTTTTCTGGCAGTTTACGTTCTGATGCGTTTAATATAACAACCACAGATTTTGTTCCAACATCAACTTCAATTGGATATAATTACACTGCAACACTTGCAAATGGTAATGTTCCTGATGGACCATATGGAATCTCTCCAGGAAAATTTGGGTGTCCAACACCATCAAATATCCAATTAAATGATGGTAAAGGTGAAAGAATTTTATTGGCAGCATCGAACTCATCATTCTCTCTTTCTGCTACATTAACTTCTTCTGATCCTAATGTTAGCCCAATAGTTTCTGATGATGGTATATCTTTATTTAATTTGAGATATATGATTAATAATATGGGAATACAAAATAATGTTATTGCTATTGCAAATACCGGATATGGATACAATGTGAATGCATTTTCTGTAACAGTAAGTTCTCCTGATATTGGATCAGATATTGCTGTTCTTTCTGCTAATCTTTCAAGTAATGGTACAATTTCTACAATTTATTCTGTATATCCTGGTTCTGGATATTTGACAACACCAACAATCTACATTAATGGAACAAATACATATCCAGCTATTGTTACTGTTTCAGGAGAAACAAGTCCTCATGGCGGAAATTCTTATGCAAAATATTTTACTAAAAAAGTAATCTTGACTGCTGGGAATGATTCTGGAGATTTAAGAGTATATTATACTGCATATAAACCAATAGGAACTGGTGTTTATATTTATTATAAAATATTAAGCAGTAGTGATTCTCAAACATTTGATTCTGGAAATTGGCAATTAATGACACAATTAACAGGAACAACTTATTCTACATCACAATCTGATTTAATTGAATTTGAATGTGCTCCAGGAGTTAATGGGATAGCGTATAATTCTATTTCATACACAAATACTAGTGGAACAAATTATACATCATTCATACAATTCGCCATTAAAGTGGTTTTAGCTTCTTCAGATAACACAAATGTTCCTTTCTTATCTGATATCAGAGCATTAGCATTGCCATCTGGAACAGGAATCTAATATGTATGTAAAAGTTACTGGAACTAATTTTGTCAGAGATATAAATTCTATGGCAATTATTAATACAGATAATAATGAAAAGAATGAATACTATTCAAAACAAAAACTATTAAGTACCCAAAAACAAGAACTAAATAATATTAGATCTGAAATTGACGAAATGAAAAGTGATGTTTCTGACATAAAACAATTATTGCTACAATTAATGGACAAAGGTTCTCATGGCTAATACAGTTTCTTTATTAAATTACGCTAACACATTTGGTGATTGGGTTGTTACTACAAATGCATTAGGACTAGAGAATAATACTTTAGCAATTGGTAATTATCGCAAAGCAGCAGGAACATTATATTTAGAGAATGGTTCTTTAGCTCTCCAGTCTAATGGTAATGTAATTTTTGCTCAACAATTAGCAGTCCAAGGATTTGGATCTTCTCTTTATGTTCAAAATAATGCTGCTGTTGGCGGTCAAGTATATTTTACAAATACAGCATTATCGTTAACTGCTTCTGGACAAATTTTAGCTAGTGGTCCTGGAACTGGATTGATTGTTGCAAATAATTCTATATTATCTGGAAATATTAGCATAGCGGGTACAACTGTTGCTGTAGGAAACGTTAGTTTTGCAAATAATTTAGTCGTATCAAAAACAACAAATACAAACTTTTTAAATGTATTTACAAACGCTTTTATTGGTAATAGTGCTGCAATAACAAATGGAACATACACAAATACACTTTTAGCGGCAACAAGTGTTACTACACCAACAGTATATTCAACAACAATTTTTGCTAATACAGTGCAAGCGTATTTAAGCGTTAATACAGCTTCTGTTAATACAATTTCTCTTTCAGCTAATTCTTCTATTCTTGGCAATATTCAAGCTAATTCTTGTATAATTAATACTATTCAAGCTAATACATCGATTAATACTGCAAGCATTACTACTTCTTCGTCAATATCAACTCCAAGGATTTCTATAAGCTCCACTATTGATGCTAATAATGCATCAGCCTATTTTGGCTCAGTACAATCTGGCCAATTTACTGTAAATGGAAATTTTGTTATCTTGGGCGCAACAGTATACAATACTAATACTTTTACATTAAGCGCAAATGCAACTACAGCAGTTACAAGTGCTTTTATTGTGAATCGAGGAATAACTGGACAAGCTGCAGCACTTAGATGGAATGAACCAAGTAAATATTGGGACATGTTAGATGTTTCTTCTGGTTCGTATTATAAAGTATTAACATCAAATTCCATTTCAGATTCTATTACAAGTTCAAGCACAACAAATATTGCTTCTTCAAATGCTGTTTATGTTTTAAATAATACTGTATCATCTAATATTTCTTCATTATTTAGTTTAGTATCTACAGTTTATTCTTCAGCAAACTCTGGTATAAAATATATAAATGGAACTTCCGGTTCAGCAATACCATCATCAGGTGTTGTATCATTTTTAAGTACAAATGGTATAACTGCTACAAGTTCTAGTAACACCATAACATTTAATACCCCTCAAGACATTAGATCTACTGCTTCTCCAACATTTAATTCTTTAGTATTAACAAATGCTCTTCCAATAGCGTATGGTGGTACTGGTGCAACAAGTTCTTCTGGTGCATTAACAAATCTTCTTCCTGCGTTCACAACTGCTGGTTATGTTTTGGCGAGTGGCGGTCCAGGAAACTATTATTGGGCAGCTGGCGGAACTGGTGGTGGTGGTAGTGGTAGTGGTACGACTCCAGGAACAACTATAAATTCGTCAAGGTTAAGTTATACTGCAGCAAATAGTGTGACACAAGTTTGGACAACACCAGCATTTACAAATACGACACAAGTTAGATCATATATTAATGGCGTTCGTCAATTTGAATCGGAATATTCATTAAATCAATCAGCAAATACAATAACATTTTCAGTAGCACCAACTGCTGGTGATTCTATTCTTATTGAAGTTGATGGGTATTATGTGAGTCCATACTATGCAAATAATATTGCTTTCACAGTTAATAGTTCAATTTCTCCAACAGCAAATACGATCCAATTGGCTATTGACCAATTAGTTTCTGTTGCAGCACCAAAAATTTCTCCACAACTTATTGGTACTCCATTAGCTGTTACTGCTCCAGTTGGAGTTAGTAATACAATGATTGCAACAACTGGATTCGTATATAATGTATTAAATAATTCAAGTACTGCATTTTTAGGGACATATTTAAATTCTCAGATGCAAGGAACTTTGGCAATAGGAAATGGTGGTACAGGAACAACTACAGGGACTGGCTCTGGAAATGTTGTATTAAGTACAAGTCCAACTCTTGTGACACCAATTTTAGGGACTCCACAATCTGGAAACTTCTCAACTGGAACTTTTACTTGGCCCACATTCAATCAGAATACTACTGGTACTGCTTCTAATATAACATCATATCCATTAAATCAATCAGTTTCTACTACAGGCGCTCCAACCTTTGCTAATATTAAAACATCTGACGGAACTTCAACACAATTTGGGGGTTCGGCTACAACTGGGTTTTATATGGATGCCACAAATGCAGCCATTAGAACAACCTCTGCTGGTAATATCTATATGCAAAATGCTGGTGGAACATCTACTTATGGAACGTTCAATTCGGCAGGATTTAATGGAAACTTAAATGGTACTTGGTCTCAGCTTCCAGCTGGAACAACAACAAATTTTTACCAAGCAGCTGCACCGACAGGTTGGACACAACGCACAGATTTAAATGACTTTATGATGTATATAGTTTCAGGAGCAGGTGGTGGATCAGGTGGTGTGCATTCTCCAATTACTAATAGTGTCGTTCCTGCGCATACACACTCCTTTTCAACTGGTGCGCCTTCAAACGATCATACCCATTCTGATAATGGTCACACACATAACTACGACCATGGTATGCAACAAACAGTTAACCTTTTTAATGGAGGGTCTTATCAAGGGTTTCCTGTAGGACCTGTTGGAACATATACTACAGCCACAGGTTATGCGTCTTTAACTGGACAATCCGCTACTCACACGCATTCAGGTTCAACAGATAATGGCTCTAGCCAGACTAATTGGTCACCAAAATATTTATCTAATATAATGTGTACCAAAAGTTAATTGATTATTTTATAACATATAATAAACAGCGAATGTATTAATTATTTAAAACGCTTAATAGGATCACTTAATGACAACTCAAATAAAATCGTCTGTTTTAGCAACTACTGCAGTAACCCAAGGGAGTTATGGCTCAACGACACTAATTCCATCATTTACTGTTGATGCTCAAGGAAGATTACAATCTGCTACTAACAATACCCCAAGCATTTCTGCATCTTTTATAACTGGTACGCTAGCAGTCGCTTCAGGAGGTACTGGTGTTACCACTTCTACTGGCTCTGGAAGTATTGTATTAAGTACAAGTCCAACTCTTGTGACACCAATTTTAGGAACTCCAACTAGCGGTACATTAACTAATTGTACTGGTTATACTTATGCTAATTTAACAGGCACAGTTACTACTTGGAATCAGAGTACTACGGGTAATGCTTTGACTGCCACAACTGCAGCGTCTTGCTCAGGAAATGCTAGTACAGCAACTACAGCTGCCACGGCAACTACAGCATTAAATTTAAACGGCACTTGGACACAAATGCCAGCTGGTACAGTAACTAACTTCTTTCAGGCAGCAGCGCCAACAGGTTGGACACAAAATAATACTTATACTAACCATATGATGCGAATAGTATCAGGTGCAGGTGGTGGTTCAGGCGGTACAATGTCGCCTATTTTAAATAATGTTGTACCTTCACATACACACAGTTTTTCTACTGGCGGAACTTCTAATGATCACACACATTATGATTATGGACATACGCATACATACTACCAATACCCAGGTAGTGGTGCACTAACTGGATGGTCAACTCCGGGTGGCGCAGCACAACCTCAATATAACCCAAATGGTGTTACAGCCACAGGTTATGCGTCTTTAACTGGACAATCTGTTAATCACACTCACTCAGGTTCAACTGATAATGGTTCAAGCCAAACAAACTGGACTCCACAATACATAGATAATATCTTGTGCTATAAAAACTAAGGAATAAAAATGAAAGAATTTATTACAGGCTATCAATATGGTGATAATATGCGCTTTTCTTGTGTATATGTATTTCCTAATAATCTAGATAAAGATGAAATACACGTACCTCCAAGAACAACTTTAATTGCTCCACCAAGTAATATTGCCCCTGGAAAAGAAGCAATGTGGACAGGAGAAACTTGGGTTATTGTAGCTACAGAACCTTTACCTGCAAATCCACATATTGTTGAAGTCCCATCTGTTGAAGTCCCATCTATTGTTGAAGAAATAGCAAATACACCAAACATTAGCGCAGTATAAATACTAATTATTAATTGACTGAGGTTTATATTATGGATATTAAAACAATTTTAACTTGCCCATTGGGTGCGAAATGTGAAGAAATTAAAGATGCAGCAATTCATCGCTGTGTTTGGTATACAAAACTTGCAGGAACTAACCCAAATACTGGGGAAGTAATGGACGAATATGGTTGTGCGATGACATGGATCCCTGTTTTATTGATTGAAAATTCAATGCAACAAAGAAGTACAAGTTCAGCTGTAGAATCTTTCCGTAACGAAATGGTTCAAAGTAATGAAATGAATCAACAAATTTTATTATCTGCAGCAACGGTAAACCAGAAATTAATAAGTAATAGTTAAGATGTTAAATTAATAATCTAGGAGAATAAAATGTCAGACTTTTTTAGTAAAACCGGTAATATGTTTAAATCGATTTTTTCGTTTTTCTCAAAAAACACTGCAACTTTAACTGAAGCTGCTGTTATTGTAGAAACAGTTTCTGATAATGCAGAATTAATTCCTACAACAATTGCTGTTGGTAAAGCTGTTGAGCAAGGTGCAACAGTTTTAGAAAAAATAGAAATTGCAAATACTGAAACTTCTGGATCTTAATTTAATCCACAGCGCCAAGGAAAATTCAAATGGCTGAAATAGCATCTAGAGACGATTTAAAACAATATTGCCTTAGAAGACTTGGCGCTCCAGTAATTAAAATAAATGTTGACGATGCTCAACTTGAAGATAGAATTGATGATGCTCTTCAACTATATCAAGATTATCATTATGATGCCTCTGAAGTATATTATTGGCAACATACTATTACTCAACAAGACGTTAATCAACAATATTTTGATATAGATCCAAGCATTTTTGGGATTACTAGAATATTTCCATTAAATGATACGTTAACACAAAATAATATGTTTGATCTTAGATATCAATTAAGATTACACGAATTATACGATTTCACATCAACTTCATATACTAATTTTAGTATAACAATGCAGCACCTACAAAACTTACAATCAATGTTCACTGGTGATATTCCAGTAAGGTTTCAAAGACACACAAATAGATTATATGTTGATTGGGCTTGGGGTTCAACAAATGCTGCTGTTGGTTTAACTGTTGTTGCTGAAGGATATCAAGCTATTGATCCAGAAACATTTGAATCCGTTTATAATGATATGTGGCTCAAAAAATATACTACAGCGTTATTCAAACGCCAATGGGGTGATAATATGAAAAAATTTGGAAATATTCAGCTTCCTGGTGGAATAACTTTAAATGGTAAAGAAACTTTTGATGAAGCTACAATTGAAATTGATAAATTGGAAGAAGAAATGCAAGAAAGATATTCATTACCAGCCCAATTTATGATTGGATAATTATGACTTCTCCATATTTTCAAAATTATGGTAATGCTGTTGAATCGAAACTCATAGAAGACTTATATAATGAAGCAATAGCAATACAGGGATTTCCTGGCTATTATCTACAAAATAAAAATACAGCTTCTAGAGATCTTATTTATGGTGATGATCCAATAAAAGCTTTTGATACTTCTTATAAATTAGATATGTATCTTGTCAACACATTCGATTATGGTGATGAACAAGATTTCTTTTCTAAATTTGGACTTGAAGTTAGGAATCAAGTAAAAATTCAATTTACTGTCAGAGAATTTTCTAAACAAACACTAAAAACAATGGCTAGACCTCTCGAGGGAGATTTAATCTTTATTCCTTTCATGAAGGATACTGGAGAGCTATTTGAAATTAAATTCGTAAATTCTTCAAAAGATTTATATACTCTTGGAAGATCAAAACCATATTTTTATGAATTATCTCTTGAACCGTTTAAATATAATGAAGAAAATATTGATACTGGTGTTGCAGCAATTGATAATATTGGGTTGCTAGAGAAATTTAAAACTGATTTAGACCTTATTTCTGGTTCAGGACAATATATCATAAATGAGATGGTATATCAAGGTTCTGCAAACAATCATATTGCGTACGCAGAAATAATTGATTGGGATTCAGCGAATACAATTTTAACTGTTATCAATGATATTGGAGAGTTTGATCCAGCTTCTTCTCTTCCAATTGTTGGAGCCACAAGTAATGCAATCTATTATTTAACATCAACAAATAACAGTGAACAACCAAATTTCGACAATGACTTTATTCATGATGAAGGGTTAACATTTATCCAAGCGAGCGATAATCCATTTGGCAGTCTATAAGGAAAAATTGTGTATCCACCAACTAATGCTCCAGTATTAAATACAAGATTACAAGCTATCAGAAAAACAACGGTAGCATTCGCATCACTTTTTAAGAATATCCCATTTATACAATACAATAATGATGGTTCAATAAAAGAAGAAATAATCGTACCTATTGTTTATGGTGATAAAGAAAAATATGTAAAAAGATTAGAAGCTACTTCTAATCAAAATATATCAAATGAAAAAGTCCAAATAACACTACCAAGAATTGAATATGGACTGATTAATATGTTGTATGATCCAGCGCGGAGAACAAATCAAGCAAATAAAATTGTTGGATGTAATTCTAATGGTTCAATATATGTAAACTCTCCGATGCCATATAATTTTAATTTTGAAATTGTTATCTATACAAGAAATATTGAAGATGCTAATCAAATAATGGAATATATTCTTCCATATTTTTGTCCTGATTATAATATAAAAATAAATATGGTTCCAGAGGCTGGAATTATAAAAAATATTCCAATCACATATATGGGCGATTCTGAAGATGAAGATTCTTCAGGAACATTTGATAGTTCTGTTCGGTCTGTATTCAGAACTCTTTCTTTTGTTGCAAGAAGTTATATCTACCAACCTCCAAAATATTATAAACCGATTCTTTTTACAGATACAAATATTAATATAATACAATCTACAAACAATATAAATGTTGTTTCTGGTAATGGAACGTTTTATGTTGGAGATACAGTATTTCAAGGAGATTCTTTTGATAGAGCAACAGCTAAAGCTACTGTAGATTATTGGGATCCAAACACAAAAACATTAAGAATATCTCCAGTTTCTGGATCATTTACTCCAAATACAGTAATACAAAATCTAGAAAAAACAGCTAAATATATCACTGCGAATGTAAACGGTTCTATTGCTTACAACACAAAAATTACCCCTGTGCCAAACACATATCCAATAGTTGGTCCATATGATTATAATATTATTACAACTGACTATACAAAATAAATTATGACAACACAATTTAATAAAAAAATGGAGAAATTATTTGATGTTCCTTCATCTGTTTTATATGATGATTCAGAACTCCAAGAATATCTTCCAGCTGACTCAGACCAAGAATTAACAGCCCTTTTGGATCATGATCTTAAACAGGATTACGAAAAAACTAGAAATAAACTTGATTCCTTAATAGAAAAAGGAACTGATGCTATTGATAGCATGCTTTCTATTGCTAGAGAATCAGAAAAAGCGAGAGATTTTGAAGTTGCTGGTAATATGATCAAAACCATTGTTGATGCTTCGAAAGATTTATTGGAAGTACAAAAGAAAATGAGAGAAATGACAGGAAAAAAAGATTCAGGAACTACTAATATTAAAAATGCAGTTTTTGTTGGGAGTACAACAGAACTTCTGAAGGCGATGAAAGATATTAAAAACGGAAATATAAGTGAGTGAAAAAGAATATTATAGAGACAATTTACTCTTAAAACGTCCAGGTGTTCAATATGAATTTGAACAATGGCAATTAGAAGAAATAGAAAAATGTGCTTCTGATCCAATATACTTCATTAGAAATTATGTAAAAATCATATCTCTAGATGAAGGCATTATATATTTTAATATGCACAAATATCAAGAAGAGATGGTTAATGCATTCCACAATAATCGATTCTCAATAGTTCGTATTGGTAGACAGTCAGGAAAAACAACAACATCTGTAGCATATTTACTCTGGTTATCTATTTTTACCGAAAGATATAGTATTGCAATAACAGCAAATAAAAAAGCTTTAGCTGTAGATATTTTATCTAGATATCAATTAGCATACGAAAATCTTCCAATGTGGTTACAACAGGGTGTTGTTATTTGGAATAAAGGGTCTGTTGAATTAGAAAATGGATCAAAACTTTTAGCAGCATCTACAGCTGCAAGTTCTATTCGTGGTGGATCGTTCAATCTTGTAATGATGGACGAATTTGCTCACGTCCACAATAACTTAGCCGAAGAATTTTTTACTTCTACATATCCTGTAATTTCTTCTGGAACATCTACTAAAATTATTATAGTTTCTACTCCAAGAGGCATGAATCTATATTATAGAATGTGGATGGATGCAATAAACGGAAAAAGCGATTATTTCCCTGTAGATATTCATTGGTCAAGAGTCCCTGGAAGAGATGAAGCATGGCGCGAAAAGACCATTCGTAATACTTCAGAAAGGCAATTTGCACAAGAATTCGGCTGCGAATTCCATGGATCAACAAATACATTAATTGATGGAGGAAAACTTCAGATATTAATTGCAAAAGAACCATTGGAACTTGACGAAAAAGATGCTTTCGGAATGGAAATTTACGAAAAGCCAATAAGAGAATATTATGATGATGAAACACAAAAGATGGTTGATAAAGATCATATCTATGTTCTTTGTGCTGATGTTTCTGAAGGAAAAAATTTAGATTATACAACATTTTCTGTTTTTGATGTTTCAACAATTCCATATAAACAGGTTGCAACATATAGAAATAATCAAATTTCTCCTATGCTATTTCCTGATATATTAAGGTTATGTGCTGAATATTATAATAATGCTCATGTATTAATAGAAATAAATAATAACCCTCAAGTTGCAGATATTCTATATCAGGACCTAGAATATGAAAATGTGTTCAAAATATATTCTGGAAATAAACAAGCACAACAATTATCTGAGAGTGGAAAGGCAACTCAAAATGGCTTAAATATGAGCCCATTAGTGAAACGAACTGGATGTTCTGCACTAAAAACTATAATTGAAACAAATAAACTTGAAATTTATTCTTCAGAAACAATATATGAATTAACTAGATTTATTGCTACAAATAATTCATTTGCTGCTGAAGAAGGAGCTCATGACGATTTAGCTATGACGTTAGTTATGTTTGCTTGGGTGACAACTCAAAAATTATTCATAGAATTGTCTTCTACAGATATAAGAAAAAGGTTACAAATTGAACATAATTATGCAAAAGAAGAAGATTCCGAAATACCACCAATGCCTATGTTTTCTGACGATTTAAGAGATAGGTTCATTTTAGAAGCTGGAGATCTTTGGCAAGTTGTAGAAGAAGAACAATTTTATTATTAAGGTTACCAAAACGTTAGATATTATAAATACTATTAAAAATATTATCTTTCAACAAGGAGTAAATTATGGCATTTCAAGTCAGTCCAAGTGTTACATTATCAGAATATGATAACACTAATTCTATACCAGTTTCAGGTTCTTCAGTAGGCGCTTTTGCTGGAGATTTCTCTTGGGGTCCAGGAAACAAAAGAATATCTATAGGTTCAGCGAATGAATTGGTATCAACATACACTCAACCAACCAACAATAACTACGCTTCATTCTTTTCAGCTTCAAATTTTTTAGCATATACAAACAATTTAATTGTAGTAAGAACAGTTTCTTCAAATTCATATAATGCAACAGCTAATGCTTCTGCAACATTTAGTATTCCAAACAAACAAAATTGGGAATTAGCTTATTCTACAAACCAATCAAATTTAAATGTTATTGGACCATTCGCAGCAAGATATCCAGGAGCATTAGGGAACTCTTTAACTGTTTCAGTTTGTTCTAGCAATACTGCATTTAAAAGCCCTGCATTTACAGCAAATACAGTTGCAAACTCTACTTCTGTTTTGATAACTGGATTTACTACAGCATTTGCTGCTTCATATCCGTATTTTAGTTCTAATGATATTATTACATTAAATGGAACTTCATATACAATTGCATCAATTTCAGGTAATACAGTTACTACAACAACTCAACAACCAACAACTGCAACTAATGTTACAGCAAAACTTTCTTGGAAATATGCTTCATCATTCTCAGCTGCTCCTGGAACTTCAGTTTATGGCGCTTCTCAAGGTGCTTCTGGAGATGAAATTTCTATTGCTGTTATTGATACAAATGGTGCATTTACTGGTGTTAAAGGTTATGTGTTAGAAACATTTGATCGTGTATCAAAAGCTACTGATTCAATTACAGATGATGGTTCAAATAACTATTATAATTCAGCTATCTTTGACAAATCAAAGTATATATTTAAAGCTGGAACAGTTCCTGGAGCAACAAATTGGGACCAAACTTCATTAAATACTGTATTTAACGGTGCAAATAATTATACAGTACAACTTAGCGGTGGGACTGATGTTCTATCTTCTGATTCTGATAGAATTAATGGATATCAATTGTTTGCAAACCCCGAAGAAGTAACAGTTGACTTTTTAATCGCTGGCGAATCAAGCGCTACTGTTTCAGGTGCAATATTAACTATAGCTAATCAAAGAAAAGATTGTGTTGCATTCATCTCTCCATTAAGACAAGATGCTGTAACTTCTGTAAATATTGATAATATTATTGCGTACAGAAACAGTTTAAGTCCATCTACTTCTTACTCAGTTATGGATTCAGGGTACAAATATCAATACGACAAATACAATAATGTGTATAGATATGTTCCATTAAATGCTGATATTGCTGGTTTATGTGCAAGAACTGATAAAACAAATGCTCCATGGTATTCTCCTGCTGGATATAATCGTGGTCAAATATTAAATGCTATTAGATTGTCATATAATCCAACTCAAACAAACAGAGACGATTTATATCAAGCTGGTATTAATCCTGTATGTTCATTCCCAGGACAAGGTGTTGTTTTATTTGGCGATAAAACTATGCAAGCAAAAGCTTCTGCGTTTGATCGCATAAACGTTCGTAGATTGTTTATTACTCTTGAAAGAGCAATTGCTGATGCTGCTAAATATTCATTGTTTGAATTTAATGACACATTCACACAATCAGCATTTATCTCGTTAGTTGATCCTTATCTTCGTTCAGTAAAATCTGGAAAAGGAATCTACGCTTACAAAGTTGTTTGTGATTCGTCTAATAACCCACCATCTGTTGTTGATCAAAATGGTTTCGTTGGCGATATTTTTATCCAACCAGCTAAATCTATTAACTTTATACAATTAAACTTTACTGCAGTAAATAGTGGTGTTAGTTTTACTGAAGTTGCAGGAACTTCAGTCGGTTAATTTTTGTTAATAAATAAATAAAAGGGAGCAGCTTTCGGGCTGCTCTAAACAAAAGATCTTATAAAGAGGAATAAACAAATGGCGTTTAATGTAGATCAATTTAGAATGGCAATGGCATTGGATGGTGCAAGACCAAACTTGTTCCAAGTAACATTATCATTTCCAAGCCTTGTCGCTTATGGTGACACAAGAGAATTATCTTTTATGGCAAATTCAACAACATTACCATCATCTATTGTTGGTGTAGCAAGACAAAGTTATTTTGGTAGAGAAGTAAAATTTCCTGGAAATAGAGTATTTCAGGATTGGTCAATTAATGTAATTAATGATGAAACATTTAATATCAGAAATGCATTTGAACAATGGTTGAATATAATAAACAATAATAGTGGAAATGTGAGAGATTCAGCTGCAGTGTATAGTAATGGGTATTCTGTTGATGCTCAAGTAACACAATTCAGTAAAGATGGTCAACCATTAAAACAATATAATTTTGTTGGTTTATTTCCTACCCAAGTTGATCCTATCAATTTAAGTTGGGGAAATAATGATACTATTGAAGAATTTGGCGTTACATTCTCGTATCAATATTGGGAGTCTACAAGAGATGCTGCAACACAGCCTTCTCCTAATGCAGCTTCTGCAGCTTTCCTATAATATTTTTTGAGTTTTTAGATTATGGCAAAAATATCATTATTCGGATTTAAACTTGGGAAAGATACTCCTGCGCAGGAAGTTTTACCCTCGTTTTCTCCACCTGTGCTAGATGATGGTGCTGTAACCATAACGGCTGCAGCACATTATGGAACAAGCATTGATTTAGATTCAAATTATAAGAATGATGTTGAGTTAATTACTCGGTATCGTGAAATGGCAATGCAACCAGAAATTGAAACTGCTGTTGACGACATTATCAATGAAGCAGTAATTCATGACGAAGATGAATCAGTTAAAATTGTCTCAGATAATATCAAAGCCTCTCCAAAAGTAAGAGCTGCTATTGATGAAGAATTCCAAAATATCTTAACTCTTTTAAATTTCAAAAATTTAGGCCAAGATATATTCAGAAGATATTATGTTGATGGAAGATTATTTTATAATATCATTCTAGATAAAGAAAATCCACAAGCAGGTATTCAAGAATTACGTTATACTGATCCAAGAAAACTTACTAAAATCAGAGAAATAAAAAAAGTAAAAGATAAAACTACTGGTTTTGATATTGTGCAAGGATTTGCTGAATATTATATTTATTCAGATTCGATTTCTACAAAATCGAATTTATCTAATTCTGGACTAAGAATTGCTCCAGATTCTATTATTTCTGTGACAAGCGGACTATTAGATTCAAAACGATCTATAATATTAAGTTATTTACATAAAAGTATTAAACCTCTCAATCAATTAAGAATGATTGAAGATGCTACTATTATATATAAAATCTCTAGAGCTCCAGAAAGAAGAATATTTTATATAGATGTTGGAAATTTGCCGAAAATGAAGGCAGAACAATATCTTAAAGATATTATGACAAAATACAAAAATAAAGTTGTATATGATGCAAACACTGGTGCAATTCGTGATGATAGAAGATTTCTTTCTATGCAAGAAGATTTCTGGTTACCAAGAAGAAATGGACAATCAACTGAAATTACAACATTACCATCATCAGCAGCATTTGATGATATGTCAATGATTGAATATTTTGAAAAGAAATTATATAAATCTTTAAATGTTCCATATTCAAGACTAATTCAATCTGATTCTCCTTTTGATGCAGGAAATCCGGACCAAATATCTAGAGACGAAATTAAATTTGCAAAATTTATTAATAGATTAAGATTAAAATTTACTGATTTATTTGATCAAGCATTAAGAGTTCAATGTTACTTAAAAGGTATTTGTTCTCAAGAAGAATTTGATACATATAAACAACATATCTATTATGATTTTAAGATAGATAACCATTATGCAGAATTAATTGATGCACAACTATTGCAAAGTAGAATGGGTGTTCTTGATTCTGTTGCCCCCTATGTTGGGAAATATTATTCACAACAATGGATTCAGAAAAATATATTACAATTTTCTGATGAAGATATTAAACAAATGGCAAAAGAGATTACAGATGAAGTTAAAGATGGATGGTATCCTGACCCAAAACTTGCTGCAACAGATCCATCTTTAGGTGGTTTACCTCCTGATGGGAGCCAAGACTCTTTGCCTGTTTCAGATAATACTGATGCTAGCAACGATCAACAAGATGAACCACAAAATAAACCTGTAAAAAAACAAAAAGATTCTGATCAACAATCTAATAACCCATATTATACTAATGGCTAAACATATAAAAAAAGATTTACCACAAGTTTTGGTATTAAAACGGCAGTTTATTCAAAGATTTCCAAATGGACAAATGGTTGCATTATATCATTCTGATCATTTAAATCAATTTGTTACTGTTCCTTTAGACAATTCACAATTTTCTTCTAATACAGTTGAAAGCGTTTTAGAAAGATTAAATTATATCTCAGAAAATGATGATGTCGAAACATTAGTATTTGAAGATCTATCTGAATTGAATATAAATAAAGAATGTGCTGATATAATGTTAGAATTTATTGCATCTCAACCGGAATTATTAGAAGCAATTGTTGTTTCTGATAAAAAATTCTTAGAATTATTAGAACAGGCTGTAAATTTATCATCAGATATACCGGAATCTGAATCAAATCAGGAGTTAGAAGAACAATGAAATTATTAAACGAATTTACAGAATCGGTCTCAACTAATGTGTTGGTTGAAGAAACGACTGGCAAAAAATCTTATAAAATTAATGGTCCATTTATTCATACAGAAGAAGCAAATAGAAATGGTCGTATTTATATAAAAGAACATATGCTTCCGGAAGTTTCTAGATATAAAAAAGATTTTGTAGATACAAGAAGAGCATTAGGAGAACTTTCTCACCCAGAAGGTCCAGCAATCAACCCTGATAAAGTTTCTCATTTAATTACAAAATTAGAATTTGTTGATAATTTGTGCATTGGCGAGGCAACAATTCTAGATACCCCGAATGGTAATATCGTTAAATCATTTATTGATGCTGGAGTAAATTTTGGCGTCTCAACTAGAGGTCTTGGTTCGATCAAAGAATCTGGCGGTTTGAAATATGTCCAACCAGATTTTCGCTTAGTTACAGTAGATATAGTTTTAGATCCATCTGGAAAAGCGTGTTATGTCGAAGGATTGATGGAAGGAAAAGAATGGATGTATGTTGATGGGAAAGGTTGGGTAGAACAATACCTTGAAGAATCGCGAAAAACCTTAAAAACACTAAAAGCTAAAGATGTTGAACCAATGGCGTTACAAATTTTTGAGAATTTTCTCGCAAAATTATAACTTTTATAAATAATACTAAACGAAATCTAAGAGGATATATACATGTCAAAAGAAAAAAATTTGAATCTTTCTGAAGCTGCATTAGAGATTCTGAACACAAACGTAAAAACAAAAGATGCTAGCCAAGATAAATTCGGCCAAGGCGAAAAATTAAAAGATACAGTAAATAAAAGTGCTTCTGATATCGGAAGTGCAAGTTTTGCAGAATATGATTTGAAAGATGTTCCTACTGCAACTGCTCCAGGAGAAACTCCTCCTGTTGGCTCAGAACCAATTAAAAAATTAGCTCCTCAACCAGCAGAAACTTCAACAGCTGTTGATACTAAAGTTGACCAATTACCTAAAAAGGGAAAATTTGTTAACGAAGAGGAAGAAGTTGATGAAACTGAATCTGAAGAAGAAGTTAATGAAGATATCGAAGCATTAATGGCTGGCGAAAACCTTTCTGAAGAATTTAAAAAGAAAGCTACTGCTATCTTTGAAGCTGCTGTTAAAGCAAAAGTTTCTGAATTAGCTGAAGAATTAGAAGCACAATATGTTGCTCAATTCGAAGAAGCTTATGAAGAAATGAAAGAAGATTTCTCAACAAAAGTAGACGAATATTTAGATTACGTTGTTGAATCTTGGTTAGAAGAAAATACTCTTGCTATTGAATCAGGTCTAAGAACTGAAATAGCTGAAGGTTTTATGGAATCATTAAAAGCAGTGTTCGAAGAGCACTATATTGATATCCCTGAAGAAAAATTTGATGTAGTTGAAAGTTTAACTTCTAAAGTAGAAGTTTTAGAAAAACAAGTCAATGAAGAAATGACAAAAAACATTAACTTGAAACAAAAATTGTCAGAACAAAAGAAAGTAGAAGCTCTTCATGCAGTTTGTGAAGGATTAACTTTATCTCAAGCAGAAAAAATTAAATCTATCGCCGAGGGTGTAGAATTTGTTTCTGATGAAGATTTCGTAAATCAAATGGAAGACATTAAAGAATCTTATTTCTCTACTGCTACTTCTGTTAAACCCGCTTCGAAAGAATCTTTGAACGATGTAGTAGAATTAATCGAAGAAAAAGAACAAAAAGTTGTTGATCCAGTTATCGCAGCTTATGCTTCTAAAATTTCTCAAACACTATTAAAATAAAAATACTTTAGAAAATAAAAAGGAGTTGTAAAAAATGGCATTATTAAACGAAGAATTAAACCTAAAATGGGGTCCAATTTTAGAGCACCCTGAATTAACTAGCATTTCTGATCCATATAAAAAAGCAGTTACTGCTATTATTTTAGAAAATCAACAAAATGCAATGGATGCTGATCGTCAAACTTTGAACGAAACAACAACTAACGTTGCTGGTGGTATTTCAAATTTTGATCCAATCTTAATCAGCTTAGTACGTCGTGCGCTTCCTAACTTAATTGCTTATGATATCGCTGGCGTTCAACCAATGACTGGCCCAACTGGTTTGATCTTTGCATTACGTTCACGTTACGGTTCACAATCTGGCGCCGAAGCTTTCTACAATGAAGCTAATACTATCTTCTCTGGTATTATTGGTAATACTCCAGCAGGTAATACTGGTTCTACTACTGCTTCTGCTGCTTCTGCAAATAGTGCTGTTGATTCTACTGGTCCATTAGCTTTATCTAGTTTTGATACTGGTACTGGTTTAACTACTGCTTTGGGTGAAGTTTTAGGTGCATCAAACGCTTTCCCTGAAATGGGTATCTCTATCGAGAAAGTAACTGTTTCTGCTAAAACTCGTGCATTGAAAGCTGAGTACTCTTTAGAAATGGCACAAGACTTAAAAGCAATTCATGGTCTTGACGCTGAAACTGAATTGTCTAATATTCTTTCTACTGAAATTTTATCAGAAATCAACCGTGAAGTTATCCGTACTATCTACACTGTAGCTAAAGCTGGTGCTCAATTCGGTACTGTAACTCCTGGTATATTTGATTTAGATACTGACTCAAATGGTCGTTGGTCAGTTGAGCGTTTCAAAGGTTTGATTTATCATATCGAAAGAGAAGCTAACCAAATCGCGAAAACTACTCGTAGAGGAAAAGGTAACATCTTAATCGTTTCTTCTGATGTTGCTTCTGCTTTAGCAATGGCTGGTGTATTACAATATACTCCTGCTCTTTCTGCTGATCTACAAGTAGATGACACTGGAAATACTTTTGCTGGTTTGTTACATGGTCGTATCAAAGTTTATATCGATCCTTATTTTGGTGGTTCTGCACAAAACGTAGAATTATGTACTGTTGGTTATAAAGGTACTTCTCCTTATGATTCAGGTTTATTCTACTGCCCATACGTTCCTTTACAAATGGTTCGTGCAGTTGATCCTTCAACTTTCCAACCAAAAATTGGATTTAAGACTCGTTACGGTTTAGTTGCTAATCCTTTTGCTGAAGGTTTAAACCAAGGTTTAGGACAATTAAATGCTCGTGCAAACTTATATTACAGAATTTTTGCTATCAAAAACTTAATGTAATAGAAACTATAACTTCGGTTATATTAGGAAAGGGGCTGAAAAGCCCCTTTTTTATGCTTAAAAGAAAGAATCAAAAGTAACAATTTCTTCTTCAATAAAATGATCTTTCCATAATTTATCAGCAACCCTTTTTACTTCAGGATTCTCTTTTCCAACAAGGGGTTGTTCATATTCTCCGCTATTATTACCTCCAAATGCAAGATTAATGAATTGTGAAGCAATAGTTTTTCTATCAAACGATAAAAGTTTCTTTTGATTGTTTTTAATAATTTTAAGATAATCTTTTTCATTAATATTAAAATATTGATTGATAAGATCACCAAACTCTTTTGGTGTTGCATCATGAGGAATCATTAAATAATTTTCGTTTGGTTTAAATACTTCACCAATACCTTTTTCGTTGTCTGAAACTCCAAAATTTCTAGCAATAGGGACAACACCATTAAGCATAGAATCAACAATTACTCTATTAAAATGTTCTCCATAATTCATAGACCAACTAGGATCTAATAAAAATTTACATGTATCAAGAATTTCGTCACGCTTATTTTCGGTAATAAATCCAATATATGAGAATTTTCCTGAATTTGCAGCATTGTCCCAAATTGGCATATTTAATCTATCACTACCAGCATTTGGATCTAATTGTTTTGTACAATGATATTCTGGCTTACACTTATCAACGGAAGTCATATAATTCCTTTCAATCCCATCACCAGCTACAATAACATATCCATCAATATAGGGAACTGCTGCAATTAAATCATCAACCCTTTTCCACCGCTTAAATGTTTGTAAAGATAAAATTTTATCTTCTTTTAAAGCAAAAGATGGTATTTTCTGTTTTGATAAATCTTGAGGATTTAAAATTAAATTTCTTGGAACAGTTAAAAAATTAGCTGATTTTACTGCTGATGGGTGAACACAAGCAAGACCTGAAAATTTATGTTGAAATTTATATATCCAAGAATAATTCTTAATAAGATTTCCGTCATGAATAACAACAATTTGTTTTGCTGTTACATCTTCAATCATTGGAGTCCAATCAAGAAAGTGTTCTGTTTCTGAATTTTTAAACCCAAAAATAGATTGCCAAATAACCAAATCATGTTTATTTGCATCTTCCACAAATCTAGAAATTTCATTAGTGTTCTTTAAAGCATAATACGGACAAATCCAACCCTTTCCTTGATGGACTGGATATCCAGTCCCCACACCAATCTCATATCCTTCTTTTAAAGAATAATCAAGATCTCCTTTCTGAGGAGTTTTTGTTGGTTTCACAAATGCAAATGTCACATCATGACCAAGTTCTTTTAATCCAGCACATAACTGCTCATTATGATTAATAATTCCACCAAAATTATTAAACACATGCATAACTACAAATATTTTCATTTAATTCTCGCCTCAGAAGAAATCTTCAATACCATTTAATTCAAATGATTTTTTTAACCATGGATGATGTTTTTCTAACCATTCATCACCTTGATCGCCTTTGGATTTTAAATAATCATACCACTCTTTTGCTCTAGCATAATCGTGATGTTTGTCTTCAGAGTCAGCCCACATTCCTGGACTTATTCCATTCCAACGGTTTCTTTGTTCTGGATGATCTTTGTTTAATCTTCTTGATTCAACAAATATTCTTCTTTCTTGTTCATACTCAAAAGAACCTAATTCAGCCATAGATTCATGAGTAAATGCAATTATTGATAATCTTTCTGCATCAGGATCCTCAAGAACAATTGGTGTATTTCCATGTAAACCAACAGTATTTAAAACTAATAATAAATCTCTTGGTCTAACATTTACAGCATAACCAATTTCAGGGAATGTTAGATAACCACCAGAAAACTTATCATTATTGCTCATGACACATAAATTTGCCATCCCTAATTCCATATTCTTGGCGTCATGATGTGCTGCAGTTCTAAAATTACGATTCACAGTTACTGTTGTAAATGGAGTTCCTGGAACTCGAAATTTAGAATCAATTTTTTCTGCTACTTCCATTTGATTACTAAATCTCCATGGAAGTAATTCTTTAAATCCTTTAGATAAGGATTGTAAAAATGGATATGCTAATGCAAATTCTTCTGGATTATCTCTGGTATAAGATGTTGCTCTACCATATGGAATTCTTGGATATCTTGAATACCAACCAGAAATGCCACTATTAACAACATTAGCATAAGTTGTATCGCTAATATAATTATCTAAAATATCTTGTGCTTTCTTTTTTGCAATATCTACCTCTTCGTCACACAATGAATTTGCAAAATCATCAAATATAAAATTATTTGCTTTGATTTTTTCGGTCAACCAAACAACACCCCTACTCTCATCAGATTTTAATGTTTTATATTTCTCTCTAATTATATTAATTTCTTTTCTTGGATTTCTTTCTCCAAAAATATCAGAAATATTATTTTTTAAAAAATGTTCAAGAATATCGAATTGCTCATCTGTAACCCATTCTCTTCCGCCACATGTACCTGTTCTTGGTCCACCAGCAATACCTCTATTTTGAGTTTCAACTGCTGCTTCTCGTAATCCAGCATAAGCTGAATCAGCTTCTTCTTGTGTAAAGAAGTTTTTACGGAATTTAAAAACAATATTTTTTTCGTTCAACCCCTTTCCACAATGCCCACAATCCATATTTTTTTCACAATTTTCTTCAGCTGTGAAATCAGCACAATCTGGTGGTAAATATATATCACAATCTTCTTCTATCAATGTATGATAATGTGAATCATCTAACCATTGACCTATTAAATCTGGTCTTGGTATAACTTCTTCAGGTTTTAATACAATTACTTTTGTCATTTTTTGATCCTATTAATATTAATACTCATAGTTTACTATACTTTTTAAATAAAGTAAAGCGCTTTTTGTTATTTAGAAAAATATAAATATAGTAATAAAACAAAGGAACTTAAAATGGCTGCACAAGACTTTTCTCCATGTGATCAAGATATTTTGCAATCTGCAAAATTTATCTTTACTATTCCTAGATTAACCTCTACACAATTCTTTTGTCAGGCAGCAAATATTCCTGGAATATCAACACATGCAAAATATCAAACTACTACATTTTTAGACCTAGCAATTCCAGGCGATAAAATAATTTTTGAGGATTTAAATATAGAATTTTTGTTAGATGAGGAATTGCAGTCATGGATTGGAATAAGTGAATGGATGCGGGGTATTGCGTTTCCTGAAAATTTTGATCAATATATAAATTTAAGGCATCAATCAAAATATAGTGAACGAGTAGAATTCCCTCAATATGCTGATGCAGAATTGGTTGTTTTATCTTCATCAAATCAACCAACAGTAAAAGTATATTTTAAAGATTTATTTCCTATTTCTTTATCTGCGATAGACTTTGATATAAGATTGAGTTCTGAAAAAGTAATGACAGCATCTGCGTCCTTTAAATATAAAAGGTATGATGTAGAAATATTGTAGTACCTATATAAATTTATTTGAGAATTAATTATTATGCTAAAACTTGATCAAATCATTGAGGAATGGAAATCTGATTGTAAAATAGATGAAACAGACCCTCAACACGAACTAATAAAAACCCCATTGCTCCATGCAAAATATATTGAAATATTGTCTCAACAAAGACTAGCATCACATAAAATGAAATTTAACCACTCAAAAATGAAAAAAATCAGAAGGGAATATTATTTTGGGAATTTAGACAAAGAAACCCTTGATGAATATGGGTGGGAGCAGTTTGATCTTAGGATTGGAACTAAAGGTAATGTAGATTACTACTTAGATTCAGACGAGAATTTAATAAGACTTCTTGAAAAAAAAGCTTATTATGATGAATGTGTATCAATATGCGAATCAATTCTAAAAGAATTGTCTGCTCGTACTTGGCAACTCAGGGAATTTATGCAATATAACAAATTTTTGGCTGGTGGATAATGATAGAAGTACATAAAATAAACGAATCCTTTGTTATCCTTAAATGCGATAGAGGAATAGCCCAAGAATTATCTGAATATTTTTCGTTTCTAGTTCCTGGTTACAAATATATGCCTGCATTTAAAAATAAAATGTGGGATGGAAAATTAAGATTAGCTAAACTTCTTCCAAATGGTGATGTTGAATTTTATGTCGGATTAATTAACCAACTAGAAATATTTTGTTCGGACAGAGAATATTCCCTAATTAAAAATTATGATGATCGTTTGAATTTAATTTCATCAGAAGAATTACAATGCTTTATTGAAAAATTAAATATACATTCTTACGGAAAACGTATTGAAGTTAGAGATTATCAATTTGAATGTGTGTTAGATTTTTTAAATACGAAAAGAATGGTAGGATTAAGTCCAACCAGTTCTGGAAAGAGTCTGATTCTTTATATTATAATACGCTATTTAATACAAAATACTTGTAAAAAAACATTATTAATTGTACCAAATGTATCATTATGCCACCAATTAGCCTCAGATTTTGTAGATTATGCATCACACAATAAATGGGATTCTGATAATCATATACATCTAGTGTTTTCCGGAAAAGATAAAGATGCTGATAAAGAAATAATTTTATCTACATGGCAATCTTTATATACCATAAAAGATAAAAATTACTTTAAACAATTTGATCTTGTTATTTGTGATGAAGCGCATCTTTCTTCAGGAAAAGAAATAACTACTATAATAGAAAAGTGTATTAATGCTGAATATAGAATTGGTGTAACTGGTACTCTAAATGGTCAAAAAATACATTCATTGCAGTTAGAATCATTATTTGGTCCAGTAAAAAAAGTTATTACAACAAAAGAATTAATGGATAATAATCAAGTAACAAATTTAGCCATTAAATGTATTGTATTAAAGTATCCAGAAGAAATAACAAAACTTACCCAAAATTTAAAATACCAAGAAGAATTAGATTTTATTATATCAAATAAAGAAAGAAATAAATTTATTAAAAATCTAACTTTATCTCTTAAAGGAAATACATTATTGTTGTATCAATTCGTAGAAAAGCATGGAGATGTGTTATATAACCTTATTTCTAATTCGAAATTTGCACAAGATAAAATTGTATACTATATACATGGAGATATAAAAGCGGAAGAAAGGGAATCTATAAGAAAGGCGATGGAGACTCAAAATAATGTTATTCTAATAGGTTCTGTTGGTACTGTTTCTACTGGAACAAATATTAAAAACTTACACAACATTATTTTTGCAAGTCCAAGCAAATCAAGAGTTAGAAATCTCCAAGCAATTGGAAGGGTTCTTCGACTTAATGAGAATAAGGATAAAGCTATCCTTTATGATTTAGCAGACGATCTGAGGTATAAAAAGCATCAAAATTATACTATTCTTCATTTTAAAGAAAGAATTAAAATTTACAATGAAGAAAAATTTAATTATAAATTGATTAATATTGATCTAGATCAGACCCTATAGATCTTAATTACGGCTAACTGGAGGCTTACTGTTTAATGATATTTTTTAATTGACCTTATAGTATCAATTAGTAATTATCTATCTTCAAATGCTTTAAAATGATGGTTGCGAGCGCAGCGAAGCAGGAGCGAAGCGACTTAATAAGACCTAATTGAATTTAATTAATACTATCTCTACTTTAAAAATATTAATTGAATTTA